ATACATTGCAGCTATGTCCACGAACCGAGGAAGGAGCTGCTGACCTATGACCGCACCAACGGATATCGGAAAGGTTTGATCGATGGCAGTTAATGCAGCCGGCAACTACACCAAGCCGGGGATGCGGAAGCGTCTGTTTAATCAGATTAAAGCAGGCAGTAAAGGTGGTCGTCCGGGGCAATGGAGCGGAGTGAAGGCGATGATGTTGGCGAAACAATACAAAGCAGCCGGTGGCGGCTACAGAGACTAATGGCTATTAAGAAATCACAGCAAAGTTTGCGGTCCTGGCAGAAGCAGAAGTGGCGGACTAAAAGTGGCAAGCGGTCACAGGACACTGGCGAGAGATTCCTGCCTGAAGCGGCTATCAAGGCTCTGTCTCCACAAGAGTATGCAGCGACATCTCGGGCGAAGCGTGCCGGCATGAAGAAGGGTAAGCAGTTTGTAAAACAGCCGAAGCGCATTGCAGAAAAGACGCGCAAATACAGAACGTAAATATTCTGTCAGAAAAAGTTTCCCATGCGACAGAAGTCGCCAAAGAATTGATTGGTGATGAGCACTGAGTTGTTGGCCCCCGGTAATCCGGATGACGATGACAAGTTGGCTAAAGCCATCAATGACTCGGTCGATTTTGTTCGTGCGGCGCAGAAGAAGCGCAAGACGACGAGCATGGAGATAACGGACTGCGAGAAGGCGTGTCAGATCCTAGCTATGATATGCCGAGCGGTTCCGGAGCGGACGATATGTAAGGAGATGGGGACGAGCTTTGTGGTGATCAGAGGCCTGAAGGAGCGCCACCGTGATTTAGTAGAGGCGACTAGGACGCACCGCAGTTTAAAGGCTACGAAGTTGCAGTTAAAAGCAGCGGATGCCTTAGAGAAGAAGTTGGATCGAGTCTTAGAAGACGAAGAGAGTTTAGATAAGGTTTCGGTGAAAGATCTTGCCCTGGGATACGGGATTACTACGGACAAGCAGCGCTCCATTCATGGAGAAGGGACTGTAGTTAATCACGAGGTCAAGGTCACACTGGAGGACGCGAGAAAGGCCATCAATGATGCAAAGGAAAGTGTTGCGAAAGCGGCAGAGGATAAGGTCATTGATGTGTGAGTGAGTGCATGGTGCAGGCGTCTCGGAGGGCTTCAGGTTTGCCTTCCGGGGCGCCGATGCAAATATGGAATACGGAGTAAAAGAAAGAGACTTTGAGGGCATCTTAGACAGCCTGGACAAGAGCCACGATGCTGTTTGGAAGGTAGCTAAGTTGTTGAATGATCGAGGCTACGCAGTAAAGGTGCCGGTAACGACTAAGGCTACCTCGCTGGATGACTGGAAGACGCACGTTGACGACGGCGACTTGTTTATCGAGCAGCGCATTGAGGTAAAACAGTTGTCTAGGGACTTTAAAAACCACGACGACTGGCCATTTGACGACAAGTTTATTGTCTGCTCGGCCAATAGCTTTGACAGAGCAACGCCGAAGCCATTTGCCTACGTAATTTTGTCAGGATGCGGAGGTTATGCGGCGGCTGTTTTTTGCAGCACACAAAACGAGTGGTATACGGAGATGAGGTCCGACGGTCGCAGGGAAGGTGTGCGGCAGAAGTTCTATTTTTGCCCAATGCATAAGGTGAAGTTTTTTAAAATGCCACAAGGAGCGCGATGAACACATACAACCGGCTGAACACCGACCAAATTAAGAGGGCGTGCGACAAATTTTTTGAAAGGCGCGGCGAGAAAAAGCTGAGTTATCGCGATCAGATGGAGATCAACGCGAAGAAAGGAAAGAAACAGCGCCAACAAAAATCTAAAGAAGACCGCATTGCAGAAGAACTCTCAAAAGAGCCTGATTTTGAATAAAGGAACTTGGCAGGTCATAGACAAAGAGCACCAGGATGTCATAGGCGGCATCCCTACCGACTTGCTGTCAGAGTGGGCGGTAGTTTTAACCGGCTTAGACAAGGCTGTGATGGGTTATACTGACCCTGGCATCTTGGTCTACAGCTACAATCAGGTGGTGGATCACTTTGCAAAGCAGGGAATGGATTTTGAAGAGGCGAGCGAGTGGGTGGCTTTTAACATAATGGGACTGCAGGCCACTGGGGACGGGTTTGTCATGCTTTACGGGCCGAGATGCTGACCTGGCAGGAACATCCCGTGCTAAAGCCGCCGACTCCTGACGAGTTGGCAATGATGGCGCCGGAGCAAGTGCTAGAGCTGCACACCAGTTTTCACGCTGCTATACGGAATGCCGCTGAGGATCCGCTCAACTGTGGATTCAAGATGCCGCACTGGGAGCAGGCTGATGCGTTAGTTACCGGGGAAGACGCTACTAACGAGCTTATAGTCTTAGGCGGCAACCGAAGCGGAAAGACGATCTACGGAGCGCAAAGCGTTATACGCGCAGCAATCTCAAACCCTGGCAGCACGATTTTTGTCTTTGCTCAGAATGCTGAGGTGTCGGTCCGCCAGGTCCAAGCGGCTGTCTATGACTGGCTACCTCCGGACTTGCGTAAAACCAGCCGGTCGCAAGGGCATTACGTTTCATACAAGCGGCAGACTGGGTTTTCTGGTCAGTCGATAATTCTGAAAAACGAATCACAAATTGTCTTTAAGCATTACAGTCAGTTCCAACAGGACCAGAGCATATTAGAAGGGGCTGAGCTCGGAAGCTTTGAGGAGAATGGCGCCCCCAATTGGGGCGTATGGCTTGATGAGTATTTGCTAGGTCCCGAGCTCGTAAACACGTTGCGGTTCCGACTGGCGACTAGGAACGCAAAGATGCTTCTGACGTTCACACCGATCTATGGCTACACGGCCACAGTCCGCGAGTTCCTGCACCAAGCTGATACAATTGAGCAGGTGCCTGCTGAGTTACTAGACGGCGAGCGCGTGCCGGTTACCCAGCGGAGCAAGTTGCGCGATGCCTCGGTCATTTACTTTCACTCGCAGAATAATCCCTTTGGCGGCTACGAGCGAATTAAGAACGACCTAGAAGGACGATCGAGAGAAGAGATCCTGACCCGTGCCTACGGCGTTCCTGTAAGGTCATCGACAACCGTCTTTCCGATGTTTAGCCGAGAAAGCAATGTGGTGCCTCACGATCAGATCCCGACTAGAGAGGTGACAAGATTCCAGCTTATTGACCCTGGGGGCAGCAAGAACTGGGCTTGTTTATGGGTGGCAGTAGACGCCTCGGGAACTTGGTGGATTCACAGAGAATATCCGGACGACATGGACTGGGCAATTTGGAAGGAAGGCTCTTGGGCACCAGGCCCTGGCGCTCGGGGTAGGGGGCTTGGCATTCGGGACTACGTGAAGTTGTTTTACGAGTTGGAAGGCGGGACTGTGACCGAGCACGACGATGGCAGAATTACTACCGACACGAGCATGCACGGCGAAAAGATCCACGAGCGCATTATCGACCCGCGCATGTGCAAGATTCAGACGCCTAGTAAGAACGGAGGCAGCGAAAGCATCCTGAGCAACTTGGACGAATATGACTTTATTTGTCAGCCGGCATTGATCCCTGGGGGCGACCGAGGCCACGAGATTGAGCAGGGACTGCAGGCGATAAATAACCTACTAGCTTACGACCGCACAAAACCCATTGATAGTGTAAATAGACCTCGACTTTTTGTGTCAGAAAAATGTGCTAACTTTATTACTGCTATGGCAGAATACAGCCTAGAAGGGGGACTTAAAATGCCGTGGAAAGACTTTATTGATTGCGCCCGGTATGGGGCGATCACGGGCATTTACCCTGGCGAAAACTTTATTGAGCCAGAAACCTCAACGCGCCAGATGCCGAGCTACGGGGCGCCCACTAGAACGCGCAACATTGACTGGTAATGGAGATCCTAAAAGAAGTTGAAAGCGAAGACGACTTCCCGCAGACGGAGGTGGTCAAGCTGCTAAAGATATCCGGCGCTAAAATTAAAACGCTCCGAGATAACCACATGACCACCGCCGATTGGTATCAGGTGGCGAGTAGAGGGCGCCCACGAGTCATGTATCGCCCAAGTGGGGTAGCAAAGCTGCAAATACACTTGGCAGCAGCAGAAATCCTTCCGCTTGCAGTGCCGCGCTTTCAGGAGGCGGTTTGCTTGCCGATGCCAATAAATGAAAGGTCAAAACACATCTGGGCCAGGGTCAGACAGGCTAGTGGAGAATGGGAACGCCATCCAGTACTTGTTACCCCTAGAATTCGTGCCCACTTATTCCCCGGAAAGCCGTTTAAGGTCCAAATCGTCGAGACGGAGGACGGGGAAAAAAGCTATAGGCACGAAAGCCTTTGCCCTTGAGCAAGGCGACCGGTTTTTAGCCTGGGACTACTGTTACCTGAAGCTAAGGGGCGCAATTTTTGGCTCTGTTGAAGAGTCGTCGCTGGAAGCGATTAGTGAGAGGACCGGGCACGACCAGCGCTGGGCCTACAAGGTGGTGAACAACCTGCAGCGCAGATTGAAAAACAAAGAGGTATGACAAGAGATTTTGTAGAAGACGCTATTCAGGCGTGTAACCAGGAGAAGGTTCCATTTGTGTTTGCTATGCGAGCCGGGCGGGAGGGCGAGTGGTCGGTTGATTACAACCTGACGCACTACAAAACGGACGGCACAATCAGCAAAACAGAAGAAGTCAGCGACTTAATATCGCTTTCTCTCTACGATGAGGAGCAGGAGCCGTGACGTTGCCAAAATCGACAACGGTCGCGGGGGTAAAAATAAAGATAGTCGAGCGGGATCTGTCAGACGACGAGTGCTTCGGCTATTGGAACCACGATAAATTAACCATCTTTATTGGAAGGGGACTCAAACCCAAAGTGGCAAAGCAAACACTCTGCCATGAAATGATACACGCTGCCCTAGATCTCTCAGGGATCAGCTTCGCAAAAGATTTTCCGGACGAGCCAGTCGTAAGAGCCGTAGAAACCCTGTTCCTCCCATCTTGGGAGCGAATGAAGGCGCGGCTTCAAAAACCAACTGATGCCTCGTCATGCCCTCAAAGCCAAAATTCACAATAGCACGCCGCAATAAGGTCCCGGTCTTAACTTTTACCGAACCGGTTGGGGTAGGACAGCCGGTAAGGATGCTCCTTCAGTTTGATGAACACTGGGACAACCCGCACAGCGA